AATATTATGTTCTTATTTTGTTCCTATTGCGGTATTGAGCAAAGATTGTATTGTCTTCTTATTGGCAGAACTACATATTGTATCTATCAGTATTAAACCAGAGAGGGGATAATAAAATTAAGAATTTATGACGAATTTTAACATTAAAATTGAAATAATTGCAACTTTCTTATTTACGCATTGTGCAACTTCAACTATAGTCAAATTGCAAAGAAAAGAATTATGACTGTAGCGAAGAAAATCAAGTTACCAGTCAGCAATGAGAAAGATAGAATGATTAAAAGAGCTACTGACTACCCACAAGATGTTCACGACAGAGCATTACGTGAAGCTGCTATTGCGATTAAAAACGTATATGCAGCGTATGACGGTGTTTGTGGTGAGTTAGACAGCTATTTTAATCACCTATACGAAAACAAGAAGGAATTTATACCTCAAGGGGAACAATACAAAAAGTTTCTTCTTACTTGTGCTTTTGGTGACTCTGAAACTGTAACTGAAAACAAACTTGATATGCGTAAATTTTTCCCTTTAGAAGCAATGGAAAAATTACAAGTTCTTATTAACGAACAGAACAAGTCCGTTAGTGACAAAAACAAGAATGTTGTTCGGTTTGCTAAACTACAGTCAAAGGATAATTAGAGAATTATTCTTACTCTCTTTTTTTGCTTACAGAGGGAGTAAAATGAAAACCATAGAGAAGACGTTACCTTCTCACATTGAAGAAGCTATTTCAACTAGAGCAGAAGATGACTTTAGAAAAAAAGCTGCTTCAGGTTTGCTGGAAAAGCTGATGGAACTGTCAGACAGGCAAGTTGCAATAGCTCAAGAGCCGAACAAAGAGGGTAAAGTTAAACTAGTTGGTTGGGGTACTTATACTTTTCCTAAAGAAGTTAAAAGTATGAAGGACTTCAAGGAATGGATTGAAAGAAACTTAATGTCCAAACCTAATATTGACTGGCTATTAAAGAATGTCGTGCTTGATGTTCAAGATGATGACGAAGAAGAAGAAAAGAAAAAAGTCACATTAAATGACCTGAAAGCTGATACGAAACAGTCTCCTGAAGATGTTGGGAATAACCAATGGTTATATCCAATGTTTGATAAACTTCGTTCTCTTGGAGATAAAGATGAGGGGAACGACACTATGTCTGTTCAGCAGTTGACAGTGTTAGCTCGAATAGCAAAAGCTGGAACTAACGGTGTTACTACTAAAGACATATGTGACTCAATGGCTACTACTTTAAGTAGTATCCAACGCCAATTAGGGCGATTAGGAAAAGGCTACAGCTTTAGAACAGTTGATGTTCAATTACAAAGCTTACGCAGTAAACAACTAACTCAAAAACCTAAAATGGAAGAAAGAGTTAGGGACGGTCTATTCCTTATTGAAGCGTTTGAAGACCCATATAACAGAAAGCTTAAACGCTGGGTGTTATCTGACAAAGGTGTCAAGTTCTTCAAACAACTTAACAGCGTGGTTTTAAAACCTGATGTTAAAGCTGAAGTTTATAAAAAAGTTGGGGAAGTTGAATTTACTCCAGCTAAAAAAACTTTAACTGATGCAAAAAGATTAGTGAAAAAACACGCATAACAAAAAAGGAGTTAAATTTTAATGACTCATAAACTACCGACTGGTGTCACAAGAAAGGGTAAGAAGTTTCTTGTTAGCGTTTGCTACAGAAGAAAAAGATTATCCGTTTCTATTGACGACTTGTCATTGGCTAACGTTACTAGAGCCAAATTAAATCTCGCAATGGAGAAGGCTCACGGTGACCCTAAAGTTGCGAGAGAGATGTATGATAACGAAGACGTTTATAGAGACGTCTCTTATCAGGACTTGCATCAACACGCACCTATGTCACTTCGTAAAAAAGAGTGGACATTGGGTGAAGCTCACGACGCACTAATTGCGTTTTGGGACAGAGAAGGCTGCAGCGAAAGCAACAAGTACAAGGCACGTATTGTACTTCGTTACTTTGGCTCAAAAACTCGTCTGTCACAAATAGATACAGAAGCGATAGAGAAGTATATGGACTATGCTAAAAGCTTAGGACACGCTAACGCTACTATAAGAAAAAATGTATCCGCATTAGCTCGTATGATGAGTTTGGCTGTAGAACGTGGTCGTTTATTGGTAATACCTAGATTTAAACGACCTAAATTAAAAGAAAATCCAGTGCGTTGGATTGGTCAGCACGACCCTAAAGAAGCGGAAAAAATTGAAAATCTGTTTTTAAACTGGGGAATGAAAGACCATTACGACGCCTTCGTCTGCCTAATGGATTTAGGCGTACGACAATGTGAACTCTTTCATATGAAGGAAGGTAACATTAGCTTCGACTTTGTTGACACAGCGACTGGAAGTAAGTTTCCAGTTGTCACGTTTTGGAAGACGAAGAACACGCACCCTCGAACTATTCCTATGAGTACTAGAGTGTGTGAAGTTATCAAGGGTAGAATGACTGGCGACCCTGATAAGTGGCTTTTCCCTTATGACAATCATTGGTTTAAAACCCAATGGATTAGAGTAAGGCAACGCTTAGGCAAAATGGAAGACAAGGGGTTTACACCTCACATTTGCCGACACACGGCAGCCAGTAAACTAGTGCAATCAGGCGTACCAATTAAAGTTGTTCAAGAATTTCTAGGACATAGAGATATAAAAATGACTTTGAGGTACGCACATTTAGCACCGACTAACTTAATAGCAGCAGTTGATGTCATTAATAAAGTGAATGGCAACGGCAACGCTGATACAGCTTACTCTTCAGATACTAAGAAGTATAGAGAGGGTGACAAAGCCGAAATAAATAAGTTAGTAAATACTGAAGTAAAAAATATCATTGAGCAGGGCGACCCTATAGTGCATAATGACACTACTGTTCGACCTGAAGATGAAAGGAGGCTGCCGTAAGGAATAATTTCGTAGAAACTCGACCTTCACCGAGTTTTTATGTTTTTGCAATCCAATTGAAACGTACAACTGGTCGTAATAATTACAACTAAATCGGCTGGATTGAACATTTTGATTAAAAGGGACTGTGGAGAAAGCCTTAACATTAAGTAATAAAACCCTAAGATACTACTCAAAAAAGTTACGGTGGTACTTAAAAAAGTTATGGCGGTACTCTTAACTAAGTTACGGGGGTACTTATAAAAGTTATGGGGGTACTCTTAATTAGTTACGGAGGTACTCTAAAACTGCCCTTCACAGTCCCAAAAAACGTGAAGAAATTATTCCATATTTAACTAAATCATCAAAAAAAGTGGTTGTAACCTGAAATAGCACCTCAGGTCATTCAACTTTTCGTTACGACCAAGTTGGTCGTAATAGCAATTACACGAACACAACTAAAGCTAAGGATTTAATATGGAACAAGCAAAATTAAAGAAATTACAAGATTTACAACTAAATCTTAAAAAAGACGAAGAACACCTAAATTATGAGGAGGAGAGATATTTCGGCAAATGGCAGGATAAGAAAATGCCAATATGGGAAAGACAATTAGAACTCGAAGCCACTATGAAGGCTGCAGGTACGCAGAGATTTAAGGATATAATAATTAAAGCTAGGGAAAAGAACGCTGAAAGCACGACCAAGCACGGTCAGGTGCTTTTGAAGGGGTTAATTAACCCAATGGCAGCAGCTTTGAGAGATTATGTGGAAAGTCAAAAACCTGCATTTCAGAAAAGACCTGAAGCAGCAGCCAAGATTTTAGCTAGACTGGATTATGAAGTCACAGCTTTGGTGGCTGGGAAGTATATGCTTGATTGCATTTCACAGAAACAGACGTTGAATAAGGCTTCTGTACGCATTGGTGAAGCTCTTGAAATGGAGTGCAGATTAGAAGCGTTTGAAGACCAAGAGAGAAGATATTTTAGAAGATTGCATAAGGCTTTAGAGGAAAAGAGAAATTATAGACATAAGCGAAAGGTCTATAATGCCAAGATAAAGCAGTTCAAAATAGAGACAGAGAAGGTCTGGGACAAGCCACTTAAATTAAGGGTTGGTCAGATTTGTTTAAATTTATTAAAACAATCTACTGGTCTAGTTCATTTTCCCCTTAAAACTATGGGTCGCAATAACACCATCTATTATGTTCAGGCGACTGAGAAGACTAGGGAATGGATAGAAAATTATAATGATTTTAATGAAGTTCTTTTTCCTGAATATCTGCCTATGCTGATGAGACCTAGAGACTGGAAATTTCCTGAAAAGGGGGGTTACATTTCTCCTCACGTAAAACTGAAATTAGTAAAGGCAGACAGTGAGGGATACTTGGAGGAATTGCGTAACCGAGTTGATGAAATGCCAGTGTTATATGAAGCTATTAACGCAATTCAAAAGACAGCTTGGACAATCAATAAGAAGGTGCTTGATGTTGTCATTTCCAACTGGGAGAATAATAATCAAATGGGGGATTTACCACCTAGAAAACTTGATAAGTTCGCACCTAGAAAACCTGACGACATAGAAACCAATGAAAAATCTAGGAAAGAATACAGTATCAGAAATAGAATATTCTGTGACTGGGAGGCTGAACAAATCAGTAAGATTATTCAAGTTAAAAGAATAATTAGAATAGCTAAAGTATTTCAAGAAGAAAAATATTTATATTTTCCACACCAATTAGATTTCAGAGGAAGAATTTATGCCGTGCCAATGTTCCTGCACCCACAGTATGCGGACTATGCAAGGTCATTACTTCATTTTGCAGAAGGCAAAGCCATAAAGAATAATGACGACGCTTGTTGGTTGGCTATTCACGGAGCTAACTCTTTCGGAGAAGACAAATGCTCTTTAGACGATAGAACTCAATGGATTTCAGACAATGAGGAAATGATTTTTAAGTGTGCTGAAAATCCACATATGAATACTGAATGGTCACAAGCCGACAAGCCATATCAGTTTCTTGCTTTTTGTTTTGAGTGGAGAGAATTTAGCAAAGGGAACGGAGAATATAATTTCGGTTATAAATCCCATATCCCAGTTTTAGTTGACGGTAGCTGCAACGGACTTCAACATTTTTCAGCAATGCTGAAAGATGAAATAGGCGGTGCTGCTGTGAACTTAACGCCTAAAGATACTCCTGCAGACATTTATGGAGACGTAGCGGATATAGTCATTCAGCGTCTGAAAGAAATGCTGAATGATACGTCAAAGTTTGGGAAACCTCCTAAAGACCCAACAAGAAAACAATTCACCGTTGCTGAACTAGCTCAACACTGGCTTCAATTTGGTGTTGATAGAAAAACCTGCAAACGTCCAGTAATGACGCTGCCGTATGGTAGTAGAAGATTTAGCCATAGAAAATACATTCAAGCTAGTATTATGGAGAGAAAGAATAAAGGTGCTGAACTGCCTGAAGACTGGAAGGATAAATCATTAAATCCTAAATACAACGCTTTATACGTTCCTTCTTTCTTCCTAGCTAATGTGACTTTAGGTGCAATTCATCAAGTAGTCACTTCTGCAAGAGACGTAATGAGTTGGTTGCAGACAACGAGCAGGATTGTCTCTGATTTAGTTGAGAAAAAATATAATGATGAAGGTGTATTGGAAGATGTCATAGTTGAAAAAGAGAAGGAAATTATTATGCCTTCTTTTTATCGAGCAATGTCTGAAGGAATAATAAAGAAATGGTTAGTCAAGGTTGGCGATAAAGTTAAAAAAGGTGACCCACTGGCAGAAATTAAAACAGACTTTGGAACAATGACAATTCCTTCTTTATATAAAGGTGTAATTAAAGACATACTGATAAAAGAAAATAAACCTGACATTATTGTTAAGTCACCCATAGCAATAATAGAAGTCAAAGAGACAGTTCCTTTAAATCTTCCTATAAACTGGACGACTCCAGTTGGATTTTATGTTCAACAAGCATACCCAGATACTAAAACTAGAAGGGTAAAGTCCAAGATGGGGGAGAATATTATAAAATTGAAAAACGGAGAAATTAAAAAGAAAAATATTTATATCAAACTTTCTCTATTGGAAAATAAATATAATATTAATCATAATGGCGAGAAAACATTAGTCATTGACAAACATTCTCAAGCTTTAGGTATCAGTCCAAATTATGTTCACAGTATGGACGGAGCAGCTATGCAGAAAACAATAGCTCTAGCCAGTAAACACGGACTGGACACCTTTCAATGTATTCACGACTCTTTTGGTACATATGCCAGTGATACTCCAAAACTGATACGGTGTATCAAAGAGAGCTTCATAGAGATTTATTCTGCAAATCAACTGGAAAAATTCAGGCAGGAGATACTTTCAATGATGAAATATGATGAAGACAAGGCTTTAGTTCCTCTTTTGCCACCATTAGGCAATTTAAATATCGAGAATATTTGGGAGTCAGATTTCTTCTTTGCCTAGTTTCACGTGAAAAATGCACGTGGGTTTTTCAGATTAAGAACGACCCACTTATAGTAGACCTACACGGAACAACACCTTCACAGAATAGGAGTATTAAAATGGTTAATACCAATCCACGTTACGTATCTCCTTTAGGTGTAGCTGTGTATCCTTATTTACATAAGCCTGATACAAAGTTTAACCCTGATGGCGATTACAAGACAACTTTGCGAATTAAAAAAGATGACGCAAAGAACATTATTAAGCTGATAGATGAAGCTATTACAGCTTCAACTAATCAAACTAAGAAGAATGGGAGTAAGTCTGTTAAGACTGCAAATCCCCCTTACAAAACTGATGAGAATGGGGACTATCTTGTTAACTTCAAGTTAAAAGCTAAAGTTAATAATAAGAAGACTGGCAACAGTTGGACTCAGAAACCTGCTTTGTTTGACGCAAAGGGTCAACCCATTGCGAAGGACACTATAGTATGGGGCGGTAGTGAAATGAAAGTTTCCTACGAAGTTGTTCCTTACCATACTACCTTAGTTGGTGCAGGTGTCTCATTACGTTTGAAGGCTGCTCAAATCTTGAAATTAGTTTCAGGTGAAGGTGCTGCTGCTAGTTCATACGGCTTCTCTAAAGAAGACGGCTTTGAACAAACAACTGATGTACTTTCAACGCAAGAAGAAACTAATGACAAAGAAAATCAAGAAGACTTTTAAATATAAAAGTGGTCTTGAAGAAAGAGCAGCAGAACAATTAGAAAGCTTGGGTGTTGACTTTGACTATGAGCCGTACTCGATTGAATTTGAGAGACCGTCTTTTACTTCAAAGTACACACCTGACTTTCTAATTTTATGCAATGGTCTTTTAGTTGAAACTAAAGGACGCTTCACTTCTCAAGAACGAAAGAAATTTAAATTAATAAAAGAACAACACCCTGATTTAGATTTACGTTTCGTCTTCTCTAATCCTAAAACTCGCATTGGTAAAAAATCACAGACTACCTACGGTATGTGGTGCGAAAGAATAGGCTATCCCTACGCTAAAGAAACTATCCCTGAAGACTGGTTAAAATAATGGCAAGAAAAAGCACTGATTTCATAGTAATTCACTGTGCAGCAACAAAGCCTTCAATGGATATTGATGTAGATGATATTGATAGTTGGCACAGAAAACGTGGCTTCTTTTCGGTGGGGTATCACTACGTTTTGAAACGCTGTGGCACTAGACAAACTGGAAGAAGCTTTGATGAAGTTGGTGGTCACGCAAAAGGATTTAATCATAGAAGCATAGGAATATGTTTAGTTGGTGGAGTATCAGAAGACGACCACACAGTATCAGAAAATAATTTTACTAAAGAACAATGGGTAGAACTTGAACTTCTACTTGATGAACTTCTTCGCTTATTCCCTCAAGCGAAAGTCATAGGACACAATCAAATTTCTCAAAAAGATTGTCCCTCCTTTGACGTCCAAGCTTATCTCAAAGATAAGTCCTTCAAGGAGAGTGGTTGTGAAAAACCACTTTCCTAATTGGATAGCATTATGAGAGAAGAAAAAGAAAAGTTTTATTCTAATCAGGTGGCTTCTGACAGAATTGCAAATTTAGCTGACAAGCTATCAGTTTATCACAGCAGGTTAATGGCTTTGGAAAGAGACGTAAAAAGACATTTTAATAGTTGTTCTTGTGGAAATTCAAAACCTCAAGAAGAAGAAGGCGTTCGCAGAGGCAGAGAGACAAAAGAATACATAGACAAAATTAATAAAGAAAAAGGTTAGGTATGGCAGATTTTATTCAACACGAAAGTTGTCCTAGTTGCAAAAGCTCAGACAATTTAGCAAGATACAGCGACGGCAGTGCTTTTTGTTTCGGTCAAGGCTGTGGTTATGTTGAAAGAGCCAATGGCGAAACTATTAAGATTAAAAAAAAATGTCAGCAGGATTAATTGAAGGTGAATACAAAGCTCTTAACAAAAGGCAAATCAATGAAGCAACCTGTAGAAAATTTCATTACCAAGTAGGTACTTATGCAAATCGTAATTGTCATATTGCTAATTATTATAATCGTAATCTTGATGTAGTTGCTCAAAAACTACGTTTCCCCAATAAAGATTTCAAGTGGCTGGGTAATCCTAGTGACATTTCTTTATTCGGTGAAAACCAATACAGAGACACAGGAAAAATTTTGTGTGTTACTGAAGGTGAGATTGACGCAATGTCTATTTCTCAACTTCAAGGTAATAAATATCCAGTTGTATCTGTACCAAGTGGTGCAGCTTCAGCACCAAAATTTATTGCTCAATCTATTGAATGGGTGGAACAATTTGAAAATGTTGTTTTTATGTTTGACCAAGATGAACAAGGGAAAGCAGCAGCTAAAGAGTGTGCTTCAATAATCACACCTCGTAAAGCAAAGATTGCAAACTTTGAACTCAAAGACCCTAACGAAATGTTAGTGAAGGGCAAAGGTAAAGAGTTAATGGACTCAATGTGGGAGTCAAAGATTTATACTCCTGATGGAATTGTATTTGGAAAAGATACTTGGGAAAAATTAATAGAAGACAATGACAAGGAATGTATTCCTTATAGTTGGAATGGATTAAATTATAAGACTTCAGGTTTACGCAGAAATGAAATTGTTTGTTTTACAGCAGGAACTGGACAAGGAAAATCTCAGGTCTGCAGGGAAATAGCACACCATCTAATACTTCAAAAAGAGAGGGTTGCTTACATAGCGTTGGAAGAAAACATTACTCGTTCAATTCGTGGTTTAGTTTCCATAGGTTTAAGCAAACCCATTCATCTACCAGACATTAGAAAAGAAATTCCTGAAAAGGAAATGAAAGAAGCTTGGAACAGCATTAAAGACAACTGTTTTTTCTATGACCATTGGGGCAGCATAGACTCTGATAATTTATTAAATCGGATTAAATATTTAGTACGTGCTTGTGGTTGTCAGTGGATTGTACTCGACCACTTATCAATAGTTATATCTGGTAATGAAAATTCAGACGAACGTAGATTGATTGATAATACAATGACTAAGCTGCGTTCACTTGTAGAAGAATTAAACATAGGTGTCTTATTAGTCAGTCATTTACGAAGACTAGATGGCAACAGAGACCATACAGACGGAGCTTTAACTTCTCTTGCACATTTGAGGGGCAGTGCTGCAATAGCACAGCTATCTGACATTGTTATTGGATTAGAACGCAATCAGCAATCTCAGGATAATCCTGATAGAGTTACAGTTAGAGTATTAAAGAATAGATTTTCAGGTGACACAGGGGTTGCCACCTATTTAAATTATAACAAGGAGACTGGAAGATTAACTGAAGAAGGCTGCACTTTTCAAGGTGAGCCTGATGAACGAAATAATTACTGAGAAATTACTTAATGAATTAATTTTTGATTTTCTTGAGAGTCAAGAAACATATTTGGATTTACCTGCAAAAGATAAAAGGAAAACCTTTCAGCTTTATCAAACAATACTTCAAACAGTTCACACTACAATTAACAATCCTGAAGTTGAAGGTGTTGTTTATGCGAAAGATGGAAAGTCAAAAGTAATAATTCAAGAAGCTGTAAACAATCTTCGTTCAATCGTACCAGAGGTAGATAGAATTTCAGTAAGCATAGTCAATTAGGTTAGGAGTTAAAATGCGTTTAGTATTTGATATTGAAACAAATGGATTATTAGAAAATTTAACTAAAGTCCATTGCATAGAAGTTAAAGACATTGATAACGGAACTGAATTAAGTTTTACACCTGAACACATAGAAGCTGCATTACCAATATTAGAAAATGCTAAAGAGTTAATCGGACACAACGTTCTCAAATTTGATATTCCCTCCCTGCAAAAAGTGTATCCTACTTTCAATCCGAAAGGAAAGATTACGGATACGCTTATTTGCTCACGTTTAATTTGGACGGACATTAGAGACAGGGATTACAGAGCAGTTAATAATATGAATTTTCCAATGAAATTAGTTGGAAGACATTCTTTAGAGTCTTGGGGTTACAGGCTTAAAATTTATAAAGGTGATTTTCATAAAGAGTCAGACTGGCAGAACTGGTCTGAAGAAATGCAAAAGTATTGTAAACAAGATGTAAAGATTACTTTTGACTTATATAATAAAATTCAATCAAAGGATTATTCTGCAACTGCAATAGAACTAGAACATAAATTCGCTAAATATATTTGGCTGCAAGAGCAACACGGTTTTTCTTTTAATGTTGAAGCAGGACAAAAATTATATTCTCAATTAGCTGGAAGAAGACAAGAACTCTTACAAGAATTACAAAAAGCATTTCCAGTATGGACGAAAGATTTAGGAACGTGGACACCGAAAAGAGATAATAAAACTAAAGGTTATATTGCTGGTGTGGCAATCAATAGATATGAAGATGTAACATTCAATCCTGCAAGTAGAGACCACATAGCAGACAGACTTATTACTCTTAAAGGCTGGAAACCTAAAGAATTTACCAATGAGGGTAAACCTAAAGTAGATGAAACGGTTTTGTCTAAATTAAAATATCCTGAAGCTAAACTCCTATCTGAATATTTAATGATTACTAAAAGAATAGGGCAGTTAGCTGAAGGTAATAATGCTTGGTTAAAATTAGAAAAGAAAGGGAAAATATATGGCTCTGTTAACACGTGTGGGACTGTCACTGGGCGTTGCTCTCACCAAAATCCTAATGTGTCTCAAGTTCCTGCGACTGGTCTTCCTTATGGTTTGGAATGTAGGAGTTTGTTTACTGCTGATGATGGTTACAACTTGCTTGGTGTTGATGTATCAGGTCTTGAGTTGCGTGTGCTATCTCATTATTTATTTCCTTATGATGATGGCGAATATATTAAGCAAGTTCTTGAAGGGGATATTCACACCTATAACCAAAAAGCTGCAGGACTGGACAACCGTGATACAGCCAAGACCTTTATTTATGCTTTTATTTATGGGGCAGGTGATAATAGATTATCGCAAATCACAGGCAAGTCTTTGGCAGAGACTAAAAGAATTAAAGAACAATTCCTAAGAAACATTCCAGCACTTAAAAAATTAAAAGAACAAGTAATACGAACATACAGAACAAATAATTATTTAAAAGGTTTGGACGGTAGAAAACTTTCTATTCGTTCAGAACATTCTGCACTTAATACATTAATCCAATCAGCAGGTGCGTTGATAGTGAAACAAGCAACAATAAACCTTCACGAAAAATTAATGAGCAAACTTATCTACGGAAAAGATTTTGCTCAAGTTGCTCACATACACGACGAAATGCAGTTGCAAGTAAAAGAAGGTTTAGAAAAATATGTTGGCGAAGCAGCTATTGCTGCCATTCGTGACACCCAGAGAAGCTTTAACTTTAGATGTAAACTTGACGGACAATACAAAATCGGAAAAAATTGGTCACAGACCCATTAATAATCAAGATAGACAAAGTTATTATAAACTTGGTGAAAAATACGAAGACGCATTTGTTACAATGTGTCAGCAGCGAAAATTAAATGCAAAGATAAATCCTGAAAAAGAATTTAATAAGACAAAACCTGACTTGTTAATGTTTGATAAAGTTTCTGATTTAAAAACACAGACACTTCCATTCTTCAAGTCAGACAGATACGGTGTATCACCTGAAGATAGCATTACATTTAATCGTAAAGACTATGAACGTTATAAAAGATTATATCCTAAAATAGATATTTATGTATGGCGTGGGTGGGAAGAACAAGAAGCATACGGTGTTAAAGTAAAAAAAGTTATAGATGTTCTATGGCTGCCATTTAAAAAGATTGCAAAGTTAATAGAAGATGGAGCTAAAGAACATTTTTATCAGCAAAGAATAAACGATAGATTTAACGCTAAAAGTTCCTTCATACTCAATAGAAATAAATTTTATGACATTGCCAAAAAGTGTCCAGCTAGGACATAATACAATACAATTAAAAACTATTGAGAGTGGAGTTGCTCTTGATATTGGTGACCAACAAGGCTCGTATTCATATCGAGCCAATATAATTTATTTAGATGAAGAAAGACTAGAAGGAAGTCAGGGAGTTGAATTACTTCTGCACGAAATTGGTCACGCAATTTTTTATCAATATAATTTAGAAAAAACTAAAGAAGAAGAAAACATAGTTAACGCTATGTCACAAGGCTACACGGAAATATTTAAACGTAATCCATTGCTTCTCAAATGGATAAGGAAAGAGTTAGGAAAATGACAAAAGCATTAAATGACCGTACTTTAATCATAGACGGAGACATATTAATTTACAAAGTGGCTTGTCAAGTTGAACAGACGATTGAGTGGGACGACGACTTATGGACGCTTCACGCAGATTTAAAAGAGGCAACCACAAAGTTAGCTGATACTATTACATATTACGAACTTACTTTGTTAGCTAAACGCATAGTTATAGCTTTAGGCAGTAAGAATAGTTTCAGAAAGAAACTCAACCCACTTTA